GTCCCAAGGAATGGTGTTGCCACCGCTGTATGTGTCACCGAAAAACTCAGAAATGTAAAGTTGTTTAGCCATTAAAGAGACACCTCACCGTTTTGAATCATTTCGAAAAGAACATTTTGAGCCGCCATACTCCAAGCAAACTCTTTAAAAGTTTTTGTTGCTTCGTCACCAAGAGCAGCACGGTACTCGAAGAAATTTTCTCGTACACCTTCCCACTCGCGAGCGTCCCAACCAGTAACCTTTCGTTCAACTCGATCAAAATCAACCATGTTTCACATCCTTTATCAATTTACAGGTACCATTATACCCTGTGGACCGGATATGTACACTTCTAAGTTATTGATTTGATTGGACTTTTTGGGCTGATGCAAGTTATTGATTTGATTAGAGATTTTCTTAGACTATTTTAGGTAAATATTTACATTTTTAGATCATTGGGATATATCACGCCAATCTGGTGGTTCTTGATGCTCCAGATCATGAACATGCAGCGCCATGAGTGCGTAATGTAATACCTTCATCAGATCCTTACGATTCTTACCATCTTTGTTACCGTATCGCTGTGTGTACTTCAGAATGTTGCCGAGACAGAATCCTTCACCATGACCACCGTCAATGATAAACTCTGTGGCTTGAAACTTACCTTTGGCATAGTGTTGATCATAGGTTGAGTTGACATAATCTTCTAACTCACCGATCAATGCAAACTCATTAAATTTATACTCAATCGACAAGTGTTGGTCCCTCCACGACAGTACTCTTACGAATATCTACAAAATCACCGCGATCAGTCTGCAATACAAACTTATCTGACATAGGATTGTTTAACACATCAGGCATTGTACCTACTTCAACGATTTCTTTCTTCTCGTCCTTCCAATGTGTAAACTTAACTCTAAACTTTTTCATTATACTCTTCCTGAAATAAGTTATACCAATAGTAATCTGTTTCTAAGAATTTGTACAATTGTACTTTTGCGCCTTCATCTAGATTATCGAGATGAGCAATTTCAAAATCGTCTAATCTTTCAGCAGTCTTTGCAGTTACATTTTGACTTTCATAAGGATCCATATTCATTTTAGTACTAATATCAAAGTCAAGAGTTTCTTGATTTAAAATCGTTATAGTATTGATATTTTGTAGATAAATGATTGGCAATATATGTTGATATTGTACGAAATTATTTGGAAATATGGTGTTTAACAAATCTAATTCTATAATTCTTTGTAAATTATCTTCTTCCCATTTCCAATCCCATAATCGTGGTATTGCACTTACTACTGCACTATCATCATCGACATGGGCCATTCTTATCATATTATAGAAAGAAACTAAATGTGTAGCAGGATCTCTCATACTAATATAAAAAGTGCCACCTGTAGAATTCATTAGTTGCAGTGTTTCTGGTTTAGGATAACCAAAATGATTTTTTAACCAAGTTACATCATCTGCTATGTAACTATTTGGATTTTCAATATCAATTATTTGAGTACCACAAATAGATGACCACACAGTGTGGCCTCCAGTTTTTGGCACATGAAAATATATATTATGTTTCATTTCCAGCTATCGAACACCGTCTTATCAAATCTTTCTCGTTTGAGACCTTCACCAAACTCTGAATTATCCATGACTGGTTTATCGGCGATATCAGGTCCAATATTTTGTTGTGCATTCTGTTCTACATCATACAACTTCATTCTTGATCGGTCGATGCCGAGGACAAATCGACGATGGAGACCGGGGTCGTTGTATCTGTTTTTAAGTTGCTTAATGAGGAGCTGACCGAGGCTCTCAAGTTCTTCGTTAGAGATGGCGGCAAACATGAAATCTGCAGTAGCGGGCAATCCAAAGGACTCGCTAGTATCCTCGAGCCCGACGTCTGATGATGTAAAGCCTGTGCGGTTCGTCTGCGTTGCTGTAAAGATCGGTAGATTGAATTCAACTGCAAGTCCTCTTAGCTCTTCGGCAATAGCTTTGACATATGAATATGTGTTGACATTGGCACCCATACGGATACGAGACGACACACATAGATTGAGATAATCGATGTAGATAATATCAGGCACAAAGTTTTTCTTCAACTTCAACTCATTGAGTAGATGACGAAGATGACCACTACCGATAGAGGCAGTTGGATATTCTTTAATGATAAGTTTGCCTGCTGTTTTACCTTTGACACGATTAAGTTTGGTCTCGTACGTTTCTTTTGGATATGTAGCGAGATCATTGAGTGGTACACCCATCAGATTGGCATCGATACGTTCTGCGATACGCTCTTCAGCCATTTCTAAGGTGACATACAATACGTTCTTACCTTGCATGAGATTAGCAGCGGCGAAATGACACATCATGAGTGTCTTACCTACACCAGTACCAGCGAGGATAACGTTAAGTGTTTTACGAGGAATACCACCACGAGTAATACGATTGAAGTAATCAAGATCGAATGGCTGACGTTCTACTTTCTCATGATAGAAGTCATAGCGAGATTCGAAGTCTTCAAGAAAATCGTGGCCGATGTTAGTATCGAAGGAGACAGCGAGTGCATCAGATAAGATTTCTGGCAATGAGCCTTTGTCTTTGTCTGACTTCCCATCGATCACCTGAATCGATTCCATAATGGCGTTGTAGATTGCTTTGTCTTGACAATACTTTTCTGTCTGCTTCAACAGCCACTCTTCATCTGTGTCTGATTTATTGAGCGACCCAATGAATTGTACACATGCTGCATGAGTATCTGTGTTGAGAGATAATTCGTCCACCTCGATCTTGAGTGCTTCACGAGATGGACATGCATTATACTTTGTAAAGTATTTCTCTACGAGGTTGAACGTAATACGCTGCTCATGATTGACAAAGTATTCTTCTTTGAGAAATGGTAGAGTGCTACGAATATAGCTCTCATCATATAGTAGATTGCTTAGAATTAATGTTTCAATTCCAACATCATTCATTAGTAACGAACTCCTCAATCTCTTCATCAGTAATAATTGCAGAATGACCGATCTGATACGTCTGCTTTATGTATTCATTAAACTTGTCAGACGTTACAATTGGCAACCAAAAATCTTTGGTGTCAGTATCTTTCAGTCTGAACTTCTTCTCTTCTACTTCCCCGGTGTCGACATCAACACGTGAGTACCAGCCGTTACTAGGCTTGACGACGAATTTTGCTGCCAACGCGATATCGAGTAATCCACTCCAACGAGACAAGCCACCGCCGTGAGTAACAGTAACAGGGATTTTAGATTTTTCACGAACATAACGAGATTTCTCAACATTGATAATGAAATTATATCCTACCACATCTTTGCCTTCTTTTTCTTGCTGTCGACCAATAATGTAAATATTGTCTGCAGAATAGTATGAGCCTGTACCACCACCAACGATGTCTTTTGGAAATAACGACATCTCTTTGTACGTATGATTCACAACGACCATCGGAATGTCTTTGAGTGTGAGATGTGGTGTAACCATGCGGAACAATGACTTGATTTGTTTTGCACGAGACATATCGGCAACTGCTTTCTCATTGAGTGCATCTTCGACTTCTTTCTTCGAAGCGAGGTTACCAATAGAATCGACAATCACAATGACCTTATCACCGCGGTCGATGTTATCCATCTGTTTCATAATATCGAACTTCAGTTGTTCAACATCAGTAATAGGTGTATGCAGTACACGATCCATATCAATACCAAATGTTTCGAAGTATGATTGAGGTGTACCAAACTCAGAGTCGTAGAACAACAGAGCAGCGTCATCATACTTATCGAGATATGCTTTCGCCATCAACAAGCTGAATGCTGTCTTAAAGTGTTTACTTGGACCAGCCCACATCGTAAGACCAGGTGTAAGACCACCATCGAGTCTACCTGACAATGCAAGATTGATGATAGGAATGGCTGTTGGAATCATGTCCTTCTTTGTGAAGAACTTTGATTCAGAAAGGATAGCTGTATCCTTGATGGTTGAATTCTTTTGTAACTTAGATAAAATTGACATGTGAACTCCTATACTTTTCACTGTCCCATTCTACCGCAAGTAAGGTGATTTGTAAATGCTTATATTAAATCGTATACGTCACTAGATGACTCTTGAATAATTTCTCGAGCATTGTATTTAACAGACCGGTCACCACGTTTCATTGTTTCAACGTGTCCTTGTTGTGTACCATGTTGTGCTTCTAATCTACAAAATCCTGATACAGTTACACCAGCCAAATCATATGGTTCGCAACATGTTTGATACCAACCGCCTTCAGCTGGATGTAATGCCTTTCTTTCGTATAAAAAGAATGCACGGTCGGCATCAAATAAATCAGCTCGATGTATTACAATAAAGTCGTTTAAATCTTTACCTCTATTATTTTCTAACATTCTTTTCGGCTTAATAGCATGATCTAATGTTTTCGCTCTATTATTATCGTGAAATCCATAGGGATTACCATGCATCATTACTTGCTCACAAAAATCTTTGATAAAAAATTTCAATTCAGGAAAAACATAGCAATCGTATCGTGTTCTTATTACTATATCATATCCTTTGCCTACAATAAAATCTCTCATAATCATTGCATGACCGAGATGCTGCTTCATATGATGATATGATTTATTTCTACCTTCTAAAACACAAGCTAATTCATCTTCAATTTGTTTTTTATCCATCGTTTTCCATCGAACAGGATATTTCTGTGGATCTAATTCACCATTTTTGAACTTACGTAATAGTTTAAGATATTTTCTATTATGACCTGCAGCTGGATTATATGTAGCTTTTGGTTCTTTGTAAAATCTAGTAATAATACCTAAATGATCTCTATCAAATTGATTTTCCCAAGTACAATAATAATAATCTGCATTTGGTATAACATTTTTAAATCTTCTTATATTATCGCCATAATTACCACGAATTTGGCCAGAAAAACAAACTGCTACTTTCACACCATTGGTTCCTTTACTAAATAATTTTCAGGATAGTCAGTACATATACCACGAAATGGTCTGAGATTAATACCAGAATGTTCTGGCATCACAGCAATAGCACGACTAGGCAAATGTACTTCTTTTCCTGGATAAGCCCATATGTAACCTTGAGATGTCATAGTAAAATCATCGTTCTCGTGCCAAAAATAGTTCATCTCATGGTTAATAGGAAGATTGTGCATGAATACAAGTGCTTCGATATTTTTACAGTGTATCCATAATTTATTACGGCGTGTATACAGCCATTTAAAATCGACACCATATTGAGGTTCGTCATGACCGAGATATAATTCTTGTTGATCGAAACACCACAAATCTATTTCAACGTTCATTTCCATACCGACTATAATTCTATCGATATGTGATGGTTTATTTTCTAAATCAGGTTCAGCTCCAGATACATTACCACGATGAGATATTAAAAGCATCAATTTCCATCCGTACCATGACCATCAAAAGATCGACGTAGTTGTTCGTCAATTTCAATATCTTTTAAGATTTCTTCTTCAGTCATAAAAGTTACTCTCTTTTTTTGCATTATACCAGTGTTACCTGCCAATAAGAGGCATATAGCCAAAGGATCGAATACCACCACAAGAAGGATAATAATCCAGCGAACAGCTGTATCAAAATAATCGGCGGCTTCATCTCCATATATTAACTCTGCTATGTATTTAAGTGGGCCAATTTCCGCTTCGAGTTCAATAGATTGTTTCTTGAGCGGCAGTAATTCCGTTTGTAACTTGTCAATTTCATCGTACGCAGCGTCGATCTGAGTGTTGATAGCTGACCTTTCCTCAGCTTGCCCTTGACGAACCGCCATTGCACCTTCAGGCCCGCGGATTCGATCGTAGCTGATGAGGGTTTGTACGGTACTGTCGAGTTGAGAAAGTACAACCTCTCCATCTTCAATAATATTCTGTTGACGCGTAATTCTGCGTTCAAGGTTCGACATCTGAATTTCATTGTTGCCACCTTGTTCTATTACTTGATCGACATGTGCTTTTGACAAATAACCAAAAATACCCATCGATGTAATGAACACAAGCACAACAACTGCTATAGTCATATATATGCGCATGAGCCATGGAGCTATCGACCAATTACGATAGATCCATGACGCAGCTACAAGTTTAGATGTTTCGAGAGTGCCAGCCATAATGATCACAGACCAAAAAGCGCCAGCAAAAATGGTAGCAATGCCGACTACAGAGAAGTAGCCGGCAACTGCGGAGAGTATAAGACCCATGGCCAAAGCCATGATACTAAGTGGATAACTTTGCATGTTATTCTCCTAAATTATTTTTATTTTTATAATCTAGGATCGCAGATTTGATTGCATCTTCTGCGAGAACACTACAATGGATTTTTACCGGGGGTAACGAAAGTTCTTGAGCGAGCTCAGTGTTCTTGATCTGATTAGCTTCCTCAAGGCTTTTACCCTTGACCCATTCTGTGAGAAGAGAACTTGATGCAATTGCGGATCCGCATCCAAAAGTTTTGAATTTAGCGTCTTCAATGATTCCGTCGGGCGAAACCCTGATTTGCAATTGCATGACATCTCCGCAAGCCGGAGCGCCAACCAAGCCTGTTCCCACGGTTTCATCCGTTCCATCAAGCTTTCCAACGTTTCTTGGGTTATCATAGTGGTCTAATACTTCCTTTGAGTATGCCATAGTTTATCCTGCTGGACAAACGCTCGCGTCGTCAGATTGATCGAAACCGTCATCACCACAACCATACGAACCATCATTATCGGTATCGCAGTAACGTTGCCATGCTACCATACTGAATGACAAGCCTTCGCTCCACGGTGTGTAAGCTTTACACCATTCGTGATCGCCTACTTGCATACCAGGATCGGTACCGTTGTCTACTTCGACATAGTCGCGACGGGTAGTTTCGGGAAACTGTTTGAATTGAAAAGTTCGGCCGTTGTTATAGGTACGCTGTTGATAGAGCTTACCTGTTGTTACCATGATTTGTTCACCTTCCTTAAGAGTCAGTGTTGAACCATCGTCGTAATTAATTACAGTTGCACCCCACACGGTGAGCGGTAAGAGTGCAAGAAGAGTTAGCAAATACTTCATATTAATCCTCCAGGATTTGCATCAATTTTAATTTAAAGGCATTGATCTTATTGACTCGATCAGTACCTGGCCATAATATATATTCTTTCTCTGGCTCTTTAGAAAGATTACTCAATAATGGCTGTACTGCGTTGTATATAGTTTGAGCCTTCACTCGCCATTGCTCTGCCTGTGCTTGCCATTCTGCAACTTCCGTAGCTGTACTAGTCAATTCCGTTTTGACCTGTTGTACGGCATCAAGTTGGTCTGCATCGACCAAACTGAAACCAAAATCAAATTCTTCTAAGTTTACTGCTTGCTTCTCGTTTGTCATGAGAAAAAGTCCTCGAGTGTAGCTATCTTTTCTGACTTCCAACCGATTGCATGCAAGATGATTTCGATAGGATCGAGATAGCCTTTGACAAACTGTGTGTCATAGTCGATGTACTGTTCAAGACCAAATTCATGTGGTAGCACATCAGGACATGAGATCACAGTGTCTCTGAATGGATTCGGCTTGACCAAGTAACTGAACTTGATCTTCTCACCGCTTTTAACCTCTTCGTATTTTTTAGTTAGGTTATATTTATGCAAATAGTGGTTGTACAGTAGACCGCCTTTGACCTGTATCGGTGTAGCCTTTTTGTAAATAGTGTCCTTATCTGCATATGTACCAGGATATCGTTGACCAGTTTTGTGATTAGTTTCCCACTTAATGAAGTTGCATGATCGAGGGAATGCGATTTGCTCGAACTTGAGTGTATTAAATTCTTGACGAATGTCTGCGATGTATTTCTGTACAGTTGTCTCGTCAGTGGACATAATCAGTTCGAGTGTTTTCTTAATGTACTCACGACATACCGCAGGAGTTGACGATCGAATGGCTTCGATGCCCATCATCTTGAGATCGGGTTCGTCGTAGCGTACACCTTCGGAGTCATACACATTCATGATGTATCGCTTCTTGGCAGTCCATATTGCCTTGTCAGCGATGTTCTCACGTTTCATGATCATCTTCTGTGCGTATGCATTTGTGTAGTCGGCAAGTACTTGATATGACCGATCGATAAATTTTTCAACTTGTTGCTTTGCAATCTTATCAAGGAAGTCGACTGGATCTTTTGGCTGAGTCATCTCGACCATCTTATCGAACGAGACATATACTGAATCGGTGTCGATTGCAACTACATAGTCTCGGCCTTTGGTCTCGAGTATCTTGTTCAACCATGCATTGAGTTTCTTCTCGATCCATCGAATAGACAACTGACCAGCCATGGTAATGGCCTCGGCATTCTCGTTGTCAAACCATCGGAAGTATTTGTTGGCGAGTGCACCATAAGCTGCGTTCAGCTGAATCTTTTTGGCGTGTTGTAGATTGTGGTATCGACTGATGTCAATCTCGAGTTCACGTGATGGATTCTTTTGATTTGCTATCTTCGCTTCGAACATCTTCTTCTTGTACAACACACGATCATCATACATCTTGGCCATGAGGGCAGGCAAGAAACCTTGATAGTCTTTGCGATAGATCTTGCCATTCGGTGTCATGGTCACATCATAGTCTTTGAGTGCATCGAGGTTGAGTTCTTCGTTGAGTACTGTATCAACATTCGCCTTCGCAGTAATTTCAAAGAGGTCGTCTGTCTTATTAAGCACAGTATCAGGTGAGATGTTGTACTGTTGAATAAGATGTGGATACAGTGAGTTGAGGTCGAATGACATTACCCACTTGTGCATGCCAACGATAGGTTCTTTGACATAACCACCTTCGATCATGCGATCAGATTTAGGTGGACGTTTCATCGATACAACTTTGTTTTGTTCCATCAGATAGTTATGGATGATAACATCCCAGATACCAACAGTTGCGAGAGTATCATTGTAGTTGACCTTCGCATCGTAGGCAATCGCGTAGATCTGTTCGATGAAGCCGAGTTTTTCTTCTAAGTCGAAGATGAGGTCTGTGTCACGAATGTTGTATTCGATAAACTTTTGGAAGTTGTTCTTGTACAACTCGTGCAAGTTACCATACTCGCTGTAGTCAATTTTCTTCGTGCCGAGTTCTGTCTCGGCGATGAAGTCAAGGCGATATGATTCACGAGGTTGTAATCTAAACTTCTTGTAGATGGCGAGATAGTCGAGGCTTGACACACCGAAGATTTGGTATGTCTGTGATTGCTTGTCACTACCTTGACGAAACACTCGCTTTTCTTTGATGATACCCCATGGTGACAGCCGATTGGTCATCTCTTCGCTGTGGATTTTAGTGATACGATTGACAAGGTATGGAATATCAAAAAACTCTGTGTTCCAACCTGTGATGACATCAGGATCCATGTTTTGCCATACATCGAGGAACTTATGTAGCAAGTGATACTCGTGCTTGCACTTGATGTAGTACACATTCTCGTCATTAGACTCGAAGTCACCACATCCGAGTACAACTGTCATGTTACGGCGACGAATGGCAATCGCTGTGATTTCTTTGTCAGCATCTTCAGGTTCAGGGAAGCCATCGTCTGATGCCACCTCGATATCGATGTTGACTATGTTGATCTTGCTTGTGTCAACTTCTTGATTTCGAAAGGTATCGTATATAAATACATACGGATATCGATCGAGGCCGTAGACATTGAATCCTTCGACCTCCTCGTATTTCTTAATGAAATCACGTGCATGTCTGATGTTATCGAACATCTTCTTTTGCACATGATTGCCGTGAATGTCTGTGTAACCAGTTGCTGTAGTTGATGGTACAAAGAGGTACGGTTCATATACGAACCGACGCTGCATTCGCGAGCCATCCTCATTAAAACCACGAACATACAGGTGGTTACCGTACTGCGAAACGTTAGTATAGAAATCTGTCATCATGTTAACCATTCTACCACAAAATATAGGAAAAGTAAATGAATCGCGAAGCTGTATACGAACAACTTAAGATCGACGAAGGAGTAGAATATGTCATCTACAACGATCACCTCGGTTACCCCACGTTTGGAGTTGGTCACCTTGTCCTCGAAAGTGACCCGGAATTCGGAGAGCCAACCGGTACTGGAATTACGGAAGAACGAGTTAAAGAGTGTTTCGAAAACGACCTTGACCTTGCCATCGGAGAGTGTGACGCTCTATACGGCAGAGGGAACTTTAACGACCTACCAGACGAAGTCCAGCAGATCTTGGTTAATATGATGTTCAATATGGGTCGTACTCGCCTATCAAAATTTAAAAACTTCAATGCTGCTATTCTTGACCATGATTGGGAGAAAGCTGCAGTCGAAGGTCGTGATTCACTTTGGTATCGTCAAGTGACTAATCGTGCTGAGCGTCTGATGTCTCGGATGGAATCGGTATAAGACCAATATTCTTCGTTGCCTCATACGAAACGATTAGAGTAATACCAATAGCGATAGGAGCAATCATCATTACTGCTCCGATTCCTAAAATATCCATTTGTATCTCCTAGAAAAGGGCGCCGTAGCGCCCTTGTAATTTACACTAACATCAAAATTGAATGCGTGTATGCAAACATAACTACAATGCCTACGAGGGCAAGGCCGAAAGTGTTGCGCTTTCGGAATACTTCAGTATGTTTCATTTCAGTCCTCAGTTAAAAGTTGCTTTTTGCCTTTGGTAGTTTTACCAATTTGGACAGTGCGAGGACGCTTCTCTTCAGGGATTTCTACTCTTAGGTCGATAACGAGTAGACCATCTTTAAAATCAGCTCCATCTACAACAACGTGTTCGGACAGTCTGAAAGTACGCGTGAACTTCTTTGCAGAGATTCCACGGTGGAGATACTCACGTTCCTGTTCTCCCTCAGTTTTACCGCCAGTCACCACTAGAATACCGTCTTTGACTTCTACTGTGAGATCGTCTTTACTGTATCCAGCTAATGCCAATTCTACTGAAAAATGCGTTTCATCTTGTTTGACTACATTATGTGGAGGATATAACTTGTTGTCTGACATCTCTGAAAGACGAGCGATATCATTCCAAATGTGATCGAACCCGATAAAATGTGAACGTGGAAAAGAAAATGCTTTACTAACCATAACGGCCTCCTATTTAAAGCAAGGTTGTTGTTTTACTCTACCAGATTATCTGCGTAGAGGTCGTGTGACCCGTGTCCCCGGTATCACAACATTATTTATACACAATTTAGAATTTCATTTCGAAATGTGTACCAATTACTGTTCTTTTTTTCTCGAACCCTTCAAGAGCATATCGTTCAACAAATGGTGTCATCTTCCAACTGCCTTGTTTCCATGTAATACCGAGTTGATCTCGATGGTCGGCGACTGTTTTACCATTCTTGAATGCCCATCGTGGTTGAACTTTGACGTATAAATGAACTGGACCATACAAGTGCGGAGTATATTCAAAGATGAATCGATATCTCCAGTGATTTTCCTTCTTATCAAAAGATCGATACTCAATCCGATGCTCGACAGTCAGATCATTATATGTAAACAGTTCGTGCGTAAACTTAATACGATTCTCTCGTGTTGATCTGAGATCAGCGTATCGATACATGACTTCGATGGGACCGACCTTGCGGCCGATCTCTGTATGCCATGCACCTTCTCTGTGTCTGTAAGTGTATTCCCAGTCATCATGTTTTGCTTTATAGTTGTGCTCAGACGGTGCGGCGACCGCCACTGTACATAACGAAAGCATGATAATTCCAATCAATGCCTTCATGTTATTCTCCTATTGTAGTGAGTGCACCATTAGCACAACGCCGACGGATGCCAGTAGACCGACCATCATCTTCATAAAGTCCTTTGTCACCATTGGAAACACCATCTTCATATTTCTCTTGTCAGTGAAGGTGGCGATTGCCAACTCACGACCAGCAAGGAGACCGACGAACACCCATGTCGTTGACATTGGGATGTTGTTCATTTCCTTGAATATGAATAGGATGACCCAGTAACAGAAATCAATGATTGTTGCTGATCGGATGTATTTTGTGCTGTGCTTCTCAATAACAATAGTTTGTATCTTCCCACCTCTCTGATAGAACATGAAACCTAATCCAGTGACGAAGATTACACTGATTAGTACCATCAAGTCTACAGTAAGCACACGGGGTAAAAACACTGCGATATTTGCCATATCGTGTGACAACCAAGTCCACCATAGGAACCCTGTTGTCGTCCATTGTGCCACACGCCAGAACTTCCTATGCTCTGGTGCTACTGGTTTGGACTCATCCATTAGTTTGGATACACCGAACCAGATAGCGTATGCGGCAATGGCAGCAACTGCATAACCCATCACACTCTTCATCAACATCTTCTCAAGCACAAATGAACTTGCGAAGGCAGACAGGACCAAGAAACTGGTACTGACTGGCACACCGATGGCAGTGAGTGTAAGTAGGATAGCAGGAGCCAGTGCGTGATACCACTGAACCTCTTGGAATGGTATCCTGTCGAGTCTGCCATAGGATATGTCACCGTAGACATACCAACCATACCAGACTGCGCATAGGAGAACACCTGATGCGGCGAACCACATGGTGTACCACTTGAATCGCTCGTTATTCGATGCCATCCAAGTTCCAAGAGTTTGCACAGAGTCGTTTGCGATAACTGCGTAACTGGCAAGAAGAAATCCAACCAGAGACCATAACGTCAACGCTTCCATACATTACTCCTTGTTTCGAGGCGACATTGCCTCAAAAGTATTTACGCAAGTACAAGTTTCCCCGGCGCACTGGAATATTAATTTTTTGTTAAACTTGCAAGCTCACAGTTAAATGGCAGTGTATATCGTGCATTACCATCAAAGTGTTCAGATCTATACTGATGAGGAATTATTGATGGAAAAAACAAAATGTGTCCCATACCACTTGGATAACTATATTGATGGTTCTGCGCAGAAGCGTCTAATGAGAAAAAATCTGTACATCCTACACGCGTCAAATACAAAATAGCAGAATAGTGTAATCTTCCATCATAACCCATATTGTGATTGTGTAATGGATGATGACCATTCGGTCCAGTATAGCATGATACCCAAGAATGAATATTAACCATCTGCCTATTTAACTTACTCCATTCTTCTTGCAACTGTGGTACTACATGATCCCAAAATGAATCAATGCGAATAGTATGACAAAAATCTGTAGAGTAATCACTAACTGGAATAATCTGTGTAGCTTCACTTACAGTATCGATTTGAAATTGCTTTGATCTAATTTCTTCAAGTACTGATATAGCCAAGTTTTCGTCAATCTTGGTCTCAAAGAACATCGTAGGAAAGAGTGGCATTTCTAACATTTTTTAATCTTCAATCCAGTTGTGAAGAAGAACTTATCCTTATTTGGATCGTCCTCGTCTAGTCTCACTATCATTTGTGATGAGAGAATATTCATGATTCGACCTTCATATTCTCCATCTGTATATGATATATGTACCTTATCTCCCTCTTTATACAGGACACCACCTTTCTTGAGTTTAGTTTTTGGTACAGAGTAAGGAGCCGAAGGTTCAAACATCTTCGACTTCTTTTCAATGACTACACGACCTTGTTTAGGTTTTCTCGGCATAATATTCCTTTACCATTTCATAAACGAATCCATTTGCATTTGACTTGAATCCACCGATATGCCAGTCTGTTACCCATTCGATTGGCTTGTCTTCTTTCCAATCATAGATGGTAGCGATAGCATAATCATCTGCAATCTCGTCATAGAACTCGATGACCCATTCAGCGCGGACTTTGTCGTCAGCAGAAGGTTCACAGCTCGTAGGTTCGCCTAACATTTGAACCAACTCATAGTACGAGATTTCAATTCGACCTTGAAGGCTAGTGCCTCCGATTGGAATACATGCTAGATCTGGCATTACATCATACTTTAACACTAATTTTCTCCTCAGACTGAGCAAAACGAATGAGTGTGTACTCAGAAGTTCTTTCAGCATTTAAACCATCATAACGATACAAACTAACTTTAGTAAAATTCAATCGTGAGTAATCAGCCCGCGGATTACCACCACGCCATGTATCCCACAATTTATCAAAAGTTTCTTCAGCTTCTTCTCGACTATAAAATACAAGTTGAGTATTTCCAGCTGAGTACCAATTATCAGCTCTCGCCAAAGGAATTCCATCCTTATCAACACCTTCGTGCTGTACTGTTACTCTATAAGTCATGATACATCTTTCTCCTCAATCCTCCACTTTCGGTCGGGATATTGTTCTTCCAATTCTTCAACTAATGATATGGCTTGACCTGCGGAATGTGCAATCCATGTGTAAGGTGACTTACCTTTCTTGCCATCCCACTGGCCTTCATAGGTAATCATATAAATGATTGCTTCAGCTGGCATAATCACTCCTTGCTGACAAAATTTCTGTCAATTCATACAGCGTGGCTTCAATATTATCGATAGCAAAATGTGGATTTGCATCCGGATCTTCGTCAAACTTTTCACGAAATGCATTGATATCGTATTCAATGCGACGAATAGCTTGAGCATAGATTTCAAGAGTGTCATTCACTAGTTTCTTCCTCAGTAAATAATTCACATGAGTTATCAAACTCACATTCGTTAGTGCGATTAGGCATCTCAGTCTCGACGTATGTCATCCATACAGCTAATAATACCACAAATCCCCACATTATGAAATGTCTCCAATGTTTTTGATGTAAGCTTCACGAATGATCTCGTCCATTTTCGGGTCACACACACTATGTACGTTTTCCCAATTGACTTCGTAGTTTCTCTTCCATGCAAAACGAATCTCATTGAGAACACCAGGAAAAAAGCGAGCAGTCGATGCATCACGATTGCCACCACCATTGTTAAACACATCGTAGTAGCAATTACAAGCTTTTCGAAAACGTTCGAGTGAGAAGACATGCTTGCACATACCTTTCTTAATCTCACCTTTTTGAGGTACAAGCTTTATTAGCTCTTCGTACTGTGCTTGGTAAGTGCCTTCAGAATTCCAATAGCTGCTCATATCGATAATGCCCTTTATTAATTTACAGGTACCATTATACAGCATGGACCCAGATTGTACATCTCTAAGTTATTGATTTCATTAGAGTTTCTGGGCGCTTGCAAGTTATTGATTTGATTAGAGATTTTCTTAGACTATTTTGTTATAAGAAACTACCGTCTCATACTCGAGATCTCGGTAGCTTGCTCCTGATCGATCACAGGGACAGCATTAGACTTGTGCATCGTTGCAATGCCTTTGACCAATGTACCTGTGTACTTCAGAGCTTCTGGACGCGCTAGGGCGATAGGACCATGATCGTCTGCAGACTTATATACGACACCTTCGTCGCGTCTGAAAGGACCACTGGATGACTCGAGAGGCTGAAATGATGGTGCTTTGTATTTCTTGAAGACTTCGCCTCGGACCGTACGAGCTTTGCGCTTACGACCTTGCATGTCGTATGAGAGGGTATTGGTAAACATCATCGCCATATCACATATCTCCATAACAAAGGCCCATTCTACAGCATGGGCCAGATATGTACATGCTTTTGTAACTATTTCACAACATTTCTAACGATACAATTGACAGTATGATTGGGCAAATCTTCGCCACAATCTACACATCTTTTTTTCTCTTCCTTGTATCCAAAAATTTTGTGGTAGTTTTCTTCCCACTTAGCTCTATCAATTGTATGAGGTCGCCGAGCGGAACCTTTACCACCATGCCATTGTGAACTCACATTTTACTCCACTGTGCGTTTGTATAGTCATTGTCTCCTTCCTTGGAGCATTTGAAAATTTCTGTCTCGTTTGTTTCTTCATTATTGATAATGAATCCACCACCATCGATACACGAATTCCACAATGTACGTAGAAATTCGTCATATGCTTCCTTGCGTGTGACTGTGTTTTCTACATCAATCATAATATCATATACTGCTTCTCTTTCTTCGAGCGCGAACTTCAATTTATCTTCCCATGTGGTTTCAGTTGCAACTACGCCGACTGAAAGACCCATGATAAAAAATACTAGATACATTAAAAATTTCATTTGATTGCCAATACGAAAAGAATTAACATCAATAGAATGTTTGTAATAAACAATTCTACGGCTAACAGAGTATGATACCAAACCCAACGAGCTTCATATACTTTCGTAACCTCGCCTTCTTGTGGTAGTTTCTCTACAATTGTTTTATCTATAGGATTTAATTCAACTGGCTTTTCAAAAAAACCAGTAATTTTTTTTAACCAACTCATTAGAAACCTGCAATTCTGTGATTCACTTGACTATGCTTACGTTCATCATCTCGTACACACTTGACCATATCGAGTAACGTTGCATCTTTATTGAGCATATAGTATTCTATAGCAAGTTGAGGTGCCTGTACATTCTCGATTTTACCTTCTTCGATAAGTTTGATATACTCATCATATGATCGTACTGCCTCTTCTTCAAAGTATGCAATCATCTTATGTGCTGTATTTGGTGCAAGGATATAGAACACAAGATAGAAATGCCAGAAGATAAACTGAGCCATCACAATGAGGAATCTCTCAAACTGATTAGGCTGAGCGATCTCAATGAAGAACATGAGATGCTTGCGCTCGTTCTCTGCTTCTTCTAGCATCTGATGAATCATACGACCATTACCACGTTCCATCTTACGAAGACTACGCAGATGAATTAACATGCCTGCAACCATACCAGGAACACCAGCAATTGTTTCTAATACAACTGCTCTGTGACCATATCGCTTAGCAAAGAATGTATCAGCGAAGAACCGAAAGAACTTCGTCATAGATCTAGCTGTCCAATCTCTCATAGCGTTACAATATACTCCGCGAGATCGGTCATATCTTGATCAGACAATCCAGCTGCTTGCCCCCACATGAGGTTGCTTTGACTACCGACTTTCTCACCTGCTTTATATTGATTCAGTCGACCAACAATATATTCAACTGTTTGGCCGGCAAGTGCAGGTCCAACACCACCTCCACCGTTTGCACCATGACAAGCACCACACGCTGCATACTTCGCCTCACCAGGAAGTGCAGCGACAGCAACAACAGCTGTAACTCCATCTACCATTACTACGCTAAATGGTGTGATGCGATTTTCGATTGCAGCAAGTTGATCTTTATTAAGTGAAACTTTTTTTGCTAGACCTGGATCATTTTGACCACAACCAGCTAACAACAATACTGACAGTAAAAAATACTTCATCCTTCTTTCTCCAAATCCCATACACATTTATTAGTCTTACGATCTACGTGCGTTCTTTTTACCCATAGATGACCATTCTTTTCAGCATCCTTAAATGTCAATGCTGTAATAAAGAATGCACCTACGACAAGTAAATGACCGCCTACACTTCCAATGCCAAAATAAATAGTATGACCAGCCCACAAAGTAAACACAACAGTCCACATTACTGACAGATAGAACATCAGAATGAATTGTGTGAACTCGTTTGGAATGTGTCTAAGTGGATTGTATTTTAGATTGAAGAAAAAATTATACGTATCGTATATCCAAAAACCCAGTGCTTTTAACATTTCAATATCTCGTTGTTCCTGTTGAGGTGTTCTTATAAGTAGGAGGTTCGACCTTCTCTTCGTCTCCAAGAATCATGTTGACACCTTCCACCATTTCGAGTGCGTGGACATATTTGTCTACCTGAGATTCAACTGCTTCAACCAGATCAGGATGTTCTCCAATGCCGACTGACTTCTCGTAGACTTCAATGTTTGCAAGTGCCTCTTCCATCTTTGCTTGATGCTTAGATCGTACTGCTCTCAATAATACTTCTTTCATGTTTTCTCCTAAAATAAACAAATGTGTGGATCGTTTTCGACCGAGAGACCGTCCATACGCATTTTGCCCACTGGCGAAAATTGTATGTTATGGTTACTTTCATGCAGTTGACTCATTATATATCTTGTTCTCTGAATAGTCTCTGCGTTATTTGTGGGAGGAGGTTGTTCTTCAGGTGGATCATTACAGAAACAACCGCCTGTTGTGCCCATCGTTACACTCTGTCCAGCATATGATCCCGCACCTTCTGGCCAATAGCAATTCAATCGAAAATTAGAAAATGCGCCGGTCGCTTTATCAGCATAGGACATAATCGTACCATATCCACCATAAGCTCCAGTATATTCGGGATTGTCCTCTTGAGGGTTGTACCCTGGAAGATTGTATCCAAATGAGTATTCAAATAGTCCAGGCCTATCGGCATCTTCCCAAACATGTTGTGCACCTAGCAAGTGACCAATCTCATGTGCAAATGTCTCGGGTGCACGTTCGTAATATCTCGTGGTGGATGTTGATTGGAAAGTGCTATTATGAAAACACTGAGTGATACCACGAGATTTATCGAGACCGCGTGAGGCGTCTAAACTAGCAACACCACAGGCAATTCCATCTTCGGGTCTTTTCTTAAATAAGAACGCAATGTCAGCGCCTGACTCGCGCTGCCAATCGTCAAGTCCATTAAACTCATAACGACCATTGAAGAATGCAGCGTACTGACGATACAGGTCACCTGCGACGACATCTACCATCTTAATACCAGCAACACGAAATACTGTCTGTGTTGCCGACGAAAGATAAATGTGGTTCGCGTCCCATATTTGTTTATCAACAAATTCCTCAACCGTCATACCATCACGATCTTCCTCAGTGAGATTAGTATCAAATACGATCAGCATATCAATGATAGCTAGATCCATATTGTTACTGTCGAACGGGAAACTTACTGACGATTTTGATTTTATGCCATCACATGTAATATAATCATATCTCGAATCACCAGTAGCAGTGGGAGTAGTTGGACAATCTGCTGGTTGGTCCATTTGAACAAAACAAGTTTCGTCGATGTGCACGAGGCGGTCGGTATAGATTCCGCCTTCACCATCATGATAGTCTTGCAATCGATCTTGTCGTAGTAAGTGATTAACATTTGTTGCCACTATTTCTAATTTTTCATCATCGTCCTCGAGGATATAAGCACAGTATGAATCACCATCAGGTGTACCCTCTGCAGGCGGTCCAACGTATCCACAATCCTCAGATTTTTCTTCTTCAGAACGAACTTCGCCGCCAATACCATCAGCGGTAATTGTTACTTTGGTTGTATCTTCACAGAACTCATCAAGTATCGTGCCCTCTGTCGGAGGAGCAACGTATCCGCATTGTTCTGAGTTTGTTGTTTGTTCTTGAGTCGAACCACCATTACCATCGGCAATGGTTTCGATTAGAGTCGTGCCATCACACGATGTTTCCAAAACAGTACCAGCATCAGGATTTGTCGGTGTCGGTGTTGGAGTTGGTGTTACCACCGTTTGTTGATCTTCAGTACCGCCACCGCCGCCACCACAACCTGAAAGTAAAAGCAGTGTTAACAAGATTTTTTTCATTAATAACTGTCCCTATAAAAATGATGTGCGCCTATGATCTTTGTTTTCATCATAGTTGCAGCCCAATAGGGTTTCACTTGATCGTTATGATAAAACAATGAACCCTCGGTTACATCGCGATAGCCATTATATACAACTTCGGCTACTCGTAAACTTTCTCTATACATACTTATATCACTTGGATTATCTGGTTTGCCATCACAAAACCAGCTAAACTGACATTGATTCCGTCGAGGCACAATGTTGCCTTTCCAGTTTTTATATGTTTTAGCTTGAGTAATTACAGCACATACCGAATCAGGGAATTTGTTCGAACGAACACGATTCAGCGTGACATTGGCAACGGCTATTTTGCCTGTCAGCGATTCACCGCGCGCTTCAAAATAAACATTCTTAGCAAGACATTGTATCTCTTTCGAATGCCATTCATCAGCTGATACATCTACTGACCAAACCATACACATTATAACAAGTAATAGCCTATACATAAACTCCTCCTTGCTTCATAGCAAAAAAAATGCCACACTTGGATTACAAGGCAGTGGCCGCCCCGCAGGATTATGCAGCTAGTGCGTAATCACCGTAGTAGTTGTCGTCATTGGCAACTATAGTTTTGAACCACCGTTTTACGTCAGCGTTCATGGACGGTTCTCCATTTGCTTTCAGTTGCCTGTCGAATCCAGAACGCCCCCAACAAAAGAAGTCTTTCGAACTCGTTTGTTGTATTTGCGCTTGAGTGCCTTTCTTTCTCCAGATCTCCATCGATGGAGACCCTTGCTTTTACGAGAAAGAGCATCATACTCATCACCACCCTTCATTTGTATGCGCATAAAAACTCCTTTTGGTGGAGGCGGCGGGAGTCGAACCCGCGTCCAAACTTCTTAGTACAAACTTCAACGAACATCTCTATTTATCTCAGAGCACTTCTTTTCAGTGCCCGTATCATCATCTGTCCATTCTATGTCATAATATTCTGACATATCAAGTATAGCTTTTTGCCAATTTGGGGTATCACGATACTTATAAGCATTATATATTTCTATACCCTCTATTTCACTACAATCCATACCTTCTATCCATGGACCGCCTCTTGTCCAATGCATACCACACACGTGATGTATTTCTGCAATTGAACTATATCCTTCACACCAATTCCATTTATGAGGTAAACTACCAATGTTATTTGTCCATTCGAATTGATGTAAGTATTTTCCAGTAGCTTCTTGTACAGTCTCTAATGTTAGTTTTTTACAATCTTCATGAGAGTTATTAAATACCATCAAGCTTGACCAGAGTTTTCTATTATACCACACATCTTTGGCATTTGTAAACTTAGTATCATATTTGTGTTCAAAGTCATGCTGTACACAAGCTACTGCCTGATCTGGACGTAAAAACCATATTGTGTTGAGTATATTTTCTGTAAAAATAAAATCATCATCACAGAATATACTAATACCTTCGTAGTTTGATAAGTACGGTACTAAAAATCTAGTATAAGAAAATTCTGTTGATTGATTCTTATACTCTCTTGTCCATCCTTCAATCTTTGAAACATCCAACATTTGTATATTGATATTTGCATTATTCATTTTTTTAAGGATTGAATTTTTGCAAACTTCTGATGCATCTCCGTGAGTGCTATCATAACCAATAAAGATATTAACCGGTTTATCAAACATGTCTCTAATTTTTTTCTCCCAATTCCTAGTATTTTTACCCATACTAGTATGTCTACTACCTTCGGTAATATTAAACATTTGTGGAGTCATTAAATTAGTGTCATGATGAAGCATATTAATGTCTATTTTATCAATAACACCATAGTGATTAAATATTTCTTTGAGTGTTACTTTAGGATAATCATAAAATAATTCAAATGCGTCGAAAACGATGACATCTAAATCTGTGTTAGTCAATTTTAAAGCATGCTGTCTAAATGAACCTGGATGTATAGTCACATTCCATTCTATTTTTTCGTGCATGTTTGGATAAACAACAGCAGTCATTGGGTCGTTCAATCCATTTTCTAACATGTCATTAACAAGCCAATGCATTTTAACAATTCGTCGGTAATGAGCCGTTTTACTATGACCCATTGCTGAATGAAAATTGTCGTAATCTATAGTGCCGGGATCATGAAAGAAACTAGTTAGATGTTCGCCAAAAACGGTTTCAGAACTACGATGATTTTGAACGCGTTCACACACGGCTGAATATGGCACGACTCTTACATGCCTAAAGTCTTTGTAATATTGTGCTATTCGCTTATCGTGTACTTCTTCGATACTGCCTTGATACAAAAGATTATAAGCGTTAGGTAATCTTTTATCAACGATAATCATCCAACAATAATCTCGTAAATCTCTTTCCAGTTTTGTACACGTACAAATGCATTTTCATTGTTCGCATTATGACCATGCGCAATCAGTAAACTATTCAATCCTACATTTTGACCAGCGAGTGCATTCTCTGGTTTGTCTTCTAGCCAATAGCAACCGCTACCTTCATACTTAGCTAGCGCTTCATCCTTATCAGCGCCGCAGTCGAGGTACACGTATTTCTCAAAGACTGTATGACCAAACGTCTCACAAAGGTTTTTTGTCCTGAGATGTTGGGCATACTCGTCATCACTCAATGATGTGATAACATGAAAGATATAACCATGCTCTTCGTGTAGTTTGCGAATATACTTGATGGCATCTCGGAGAGGCGGAATCTTACGGATAGAAGCAGACTCATTGAACATACGAGTAAGTTTCTTTTTCTCAGCAAAACCTACATCATATTTTTTACCGATGTCGTATTCATTATAATTTTGAATACGATAACCATGCCGCTTCATCCACTGATCGAACGCATAAGTCCAATCGAGCATGACTCCGTCGCAGTCAGTTAGAATTAACTTGTCTCTCATACTACTAAACCAGTTGTAGCTTGTAACCACATTTTAGATACTTCTTCACTTGAGTTGCACATCAGAATTACACCAGCTTTATTAAATGTTATTTCAGCTGGCTTACTTTCACCGGTCAGACATACACTTGGTGCAAAACCTACACCTTGTTCTGTTTGTACGAAAGCGCGAGGTGATTCGAGTGTAATACCTGTATCGCTCTCTTCTTTTAGACGACCAACCATCTCGCCGCCTGCAGTTACTAAAGTTACTACGTCATTACTCATACTATATTTCTCCTTCATAATATTTGTCAAATTTCTGTTTGCTTTTCTCAACTCTCTTCATAAATTTATTTTCATCTACTTCAAGATATTGAATCAAAGCGCTTATCATTACTAAAGCATCAGCAGCTTCTTCGAGTATTTTATTCTCGTTTCGTTTGCCACCTTTGTTAGCATACTTGGAGATAGCCTGTACCAATTCACCACATTCTTCTGTAGCTTTTGACATCAAGGCGCTGCCGTGATATAGTTCTGTATCTTCAGACCTATTCATTGATCACCACCGCATCATCTTTTGCCACATAGTTCAAGAACCTAATACCAAACTGATTATCAGGCAATTGACGTGTAAGATATTCTGTAGCGAATGTTTCGATTAACGGAAATGTCTCACCAACGTGGGTTGAGTACCATTTGCTCTGGTCGCTGCATTTTGTAATCTTCAATAATTCCATAGACAAATCCTGCCCACTGTTCATGTTCTTGTAAGAAAGAGACCGTAAGGCCTTCTTCACGGCCATGGGCTTCGATTTCCCATGGTTGTTCATAATAATCCATCTTATCGTGGTCAATCTTTTGCTTATGCCAACGAGTTAGATTGGGATGTCGATCATACGAGTACATCTCGCCACGGGCCCATTGTTTAACGTGGACCATTTCGTGGCAGATGACACGTACAAATTCTTGCAGATCGTCCATTGTATCAACACGAATAATATAATCTTTCGGGCGAACAATAGCATCTACATATTCGTAGATGACATCTGCATGTATGCCTTCGTTTTCTACCAAATCCTTGACACCAACAACGGTGATCTGCAGATCTTTAATACGAGGCATGAGTTTTTTAACGCAAAACGGAATAAGATCCCGAACCAGCTTGCGCTGGACGGGAGTAAGCTTTTTGGTGTATACTGTTGTCATACAATCTCCAAATTACATGCCCATTCTACTATAGGGGGCTTCATTTGTACATGCCGACTAGTAACATTTTTTTTCATAAGAAAATCAATAACTTACTTCTTCTTATTCCCAATATTGTACTTGGCCACCAGTTCCCAGTCATTCTTGTCCTTATGGGCAATGATTTTGATCTGGTTCATGGGGGCTGCTGGATCTGAGATATTGTCATCTTTAACGACTGAGATGAGATTCCAGTCTGACAAAAGCTTTGTAATTGTATTGCGTCTGCCTTGGTCCTCTTCAGAGAAATTTGTAGGTTTGCCATCGAGGGCAAATAATTCTTTGAAGTGAACGATATAGTACTTGCCACGCTTATGAAGAATGTGACACGACTGATAGAGCTTCTTTTCTTTTGGAGATGCAATGCCGATACGTGTAAGGGTTTCACGTACCTTTAGGAAATCATCTTGACTCTGCAAGGTAACTTCAACTAGAGATTCTACCGCACTCATACTTAACCACCTTTTTCTAATTTTTCTTTTATTCTTCTTATTTGCTCATTAGACAGGATAGTTAGTGCTTGTGCTGCTCTCTCATTGCTGTAGCCATAGAACTCTGCAACTGCTTCCACATCACTGTCTTGCTCTTTTTTAAACCACTTCGAAAATCTTTTACGTGGTCTTATAATATTTATAAGAAACTCGTATTGAAGGAGGTGGTCGAGCTCGTGGTGGATATTCATCTCATTTGCGATGGTAACAGTATCTTGGAAGTATGACAGTCCTCGATTTATGATGAAGGCATTGTAGTCCTTCTCAGCGAGAGAATCATTCTCTGTATCTCGCATCATATTCTTTTTTGTGACATTGATAGAGTTCAAATAATCAAACGGATTCGTCGCCATAGTGCTCCTCCGTTTTTTGTTGTATAATATCCATCAACTTCTCACAATCTTCACATACATAGAACGCATAATCACCCATGTATATTACAGCTGGATCTTCCGGAAGTACATTGCTACAGTCCGGTATTTCACATTTCTTTTCAGGCTTTCTCTTAAACATCACCACCATCCTAAATTATGGCCATTATGTATAATTATCATGAAACAGGTAAACACATGAAGGAGCCACCAGAAGGTTCTGATGATTGCTACTGCATCTGCTTGTGAATCTGTTTCGCCTACTTTTTCTCCGAGTGATTTGGCCCAAATTCTCCACATTATGAGAACTCACAGTTGACCATAATTTCGGTGAGGCATGCAGTCATGTTGATCTCATGATCGGCAACGAATGCATCCTTGTATTGATAATCGGCGAGGATGAGAACGAGTTGAGGCACACTGCCAGCTTTTAGAAAGTCAGAACACTTATTGTAGATCTGACGGAAGATGGTAGCTGCTTCTACGTCTGAGTTATCTGCGACCCACTTTCGGACGGTGGTAAAGTCTTTGTCTCGTAAAGCTCCAACAAGATTGTGTAGTGTAGCCTCATGTAGATTAGCGAGTACACCAGTGTCAATCCTGCCAGTAGCAGAGTATCGTTGTAGTTCATTCAGAATCCTTCGATTATCTGGAAAGTATTTACTAATTACCTCGGCAACTGCCTTCTGATCGAAGTCTACATTCTCGGTCTTGAGGATGTTGATGACTCGTTTAAAGAGTTGAGCTGCCATATCTGGCTTGTCATCTTTCGCAATCTTAAACTCAATCACACTGCACCGAGAGTGTAAAGGATCAATGATCTTGTTCTTAAAGTTACAAGTCAGAATAAATCCACAATTCTTGGAGTATTCTTCCATGAAGTTGCGAAGTGCTGGTTGAGTAGAGTTTGGATTGAGGTAGTCTGCTTCGTCGAGGATAACGTACTTACGACCACCACTGAGTGAGACTGATGAGGCAAATTGTTGTATCTCTACACGAAGTGTATCGATGTTACCATTCATCGAGCCGTTAATGACGATGTAGTCACAGTCGAGTTCTTCTAGCATTGCTCGAGCGACTGTCGTCTTGCCTACACCGGGACCACCAGTGAGGATAAGGTTTGGAATATTGTCTTGATCGACAAACTGTTGAAATGTTTTCTTGAGATCAACAGGTAGAATTGTATCACTTACAGTTTTGGGACGATACTTCTCGACCCACAAAAAATCATCACGCATATATCACCTACTATCATAAAATAAAATGCCAGTCGCCCCATCCCTTCGCGCATTGGCAGACACGTCAAGTTGTTCCGTGCCCCCTTTTGATCGTATTACTCGAAGATTGAGTTAGCTTCGAGACTGATCCAATACTCTACATCGTCGGACACAAAGTGAGAAATGCCCTTAGAGGAAAGACTTACCGTGTAGGAGGACGGCAATATCTTAACGTTTTCTGTTTTGAAAACTGCGGTAAAGGTACGATCGGTTGAACCTACTTCGATGTCATATTTATCAGAAGATGGATTCTTTGTGTCAGTTGCACGAAGGAAAACTTTACCTTCTTCGCCAACAACTACGAGATCAGGAAATGACATGACTCCAAGTGCTTTCATAATGTCAGCAAAATGTTCTTGCTTGAGTTCGAACACAACGTCAGGTTCTTCCAACACAATCTCTCGATCAGGTGGTGTAATAATGGTAGAAGGATCAGCAAATGTATAGCTGACTGTTCGACCAGGCGAGGCGATGTTGACCATACGCTCTTCGATCTGATATTCAGGATCTTCAAACAATGATACAACACCGAGAAAACGAGACAGATCATAGATGGCAAAAGTCGAAGGAATAATATCTTCGAGTTTAGCTTTAGCCATCATCGTCTTGTTTGGTGAGATGGTCTTTAGATTCGACCCTTCAGAGAACTGAATAGACGGGTTGATAGACGCAAAGTTTTTAAGTACTTGAATAGTACGTGTATTGAGTTTCATAATATAGTTTCCTACTTTTTCTTACCAAGTTTTTTGGGATCTGCTGTGGCTGATGCACCGATCGAAGCGATATGTGCAAGTGAACCACCAAACGTATAAGAACCGACATGCTTTAGTTGCATCCATGGGCACATCCACACTTTCCTTCCCATACGTCTTACATTATAACAAAACATGTAGTCTTCGGACAAGTATCGATTCGAATATGATTCTTGATGTATGCCTGTCGTCTTATCGGACAAGAATTCAATCACATCGTCTTTGGACGCATCAGGATTTTTGTCATAAAATGCAGTAATTTCATTCATCAAGTTTTGTGATTTGTCATCAATCAATGCATCAAAATATGCCATGATCTCACGAGTACCATCAAAGTTAGCAGTACGTACATGATCTGGCTTATAGTAGAACTGAGGATACTTTTCGGAATACTCTTCGAAGACACGCTTTTGAATCAACATAAAGCCAGTACCACCTTCTGCTACTTCAGCAGGCTCGCTGATCTTGATAGCTTTTGATTTGACTGGATTAAAAACATAATCACCAACATAATTTTCAAGATTGTTGGGATCTTCATCTGCAACACCTGAATTGACTGCCTGTGTAATCTTCTCCCATGAAATAGTCTTCTTAGGATATGGACCACATAGTACATCATATTCTTTTTCATTTTGCACTGACAATCCTAACATTGCAATCACATCATCGGACTTAAATCCAATATCAGAATCAATGAACATCAAATGTGTTGCGTCTGATCTCATAAACTCGTCAACACAATAATTACGAGCTCGTGTAATCAGTGACTCATTGAACAAATAATAGAATTGCAATGGAATGCCATACTTCGCCATCTTTGCAGATAGATCAGCCATTGCTCGAGTGTACATACCTGTACACTGTGCACCATACATTGGTGTGGCTATAAACAATTTATATTTTCGTAGCTCTTCGACAGAAATGTTAATTTCCATAATATATCCTCACTTTGAAATACTATCCTACCATAAAAATGCAGGTTTGTAAACTAGAAAAACGCCTCAAGAGATGTGGGTTTATTTTCACTCTCTGGAATTGGTGTGTAGTCAATGTATGGGGCGTGACTGTACTCGTAACCTTGCCAATGTGGATACCATCGACGAGAAAGGTGTACGGACTGGGGTTTCTCCATATATTCAAAGTCTAACTCACCTTGATTATTTATCATCTCTCCCACCCACTCGTATAATTCTACACTAGCACCTTGACCCTTTCGAATCTCTTCACGAAAGAGTTTACGTACAAAGTTTCGTGATGACCAATCACCACAAAATGGTGCGCCTTTATGCCAACCAGTTTTTGGAATCTTACGTCTTGGGTTTTCAATAGGAAGTGGCTCATATAACTTTACAGTCGCGTTATGAAAATCTGCAATGCCTCGAGCTTGTTCAACATACTTGCGCACTAATTCTTTAGTCGCCTCTTCTGGATTATCTTGACGACATAGATGATGTCGAATGTCGATGTTGCCAAAATAAAACTCGATGTCAGTGTAATTGCCTTCTGGTACAAAACTATCAAGCCTTTCTTTCAATGCACCATGCAATGTCTTAAATGGTACAGAGATATTCTTCCAACCGGGGCGATACATACAAATTGCATGACTATCGCCGATCGCGATCTTCTTATGATTTTGTAATTTATTTGTATCTACAGTTTCTGCTTCTGTACAAATTCTCTTGAGATTGTCCCAATCTACTTCATTCCATTCGGGATCAAACCATTGTCCTTTCTCTTTTGCTTTATCTAACTTCTCTTTCATAATAGCAAAATAGTCAGGCATGTCGATAGCGAGAGAATAGACCAGGCCTTTAAACTTCGAGAAGTTAACGAAGTTATAGATTCCACTGTAATTTTGTAGGCCACCAAACAGATTCAGTGATCCGCCCCAATCATTGCCATGATACACAAACAATGCACCGTAGTCATCCCAATTTTCTTTGTATAGTTGACCAGACATACACACATCTGTATCGTATCCTGCTTCGTTAAGTTGACTAGCATATATGACACCTTGTGCGGCGCGATGACTGTCCATAGACTTGGACATTACATTAAATGGACATGCAACTAAACTTTTCATAACCATATATTCTCGTATCTGCTTTTAAATTCTGTAAATTTTTCTTCACTTAAGTCTGGCAGTGTTGGCCAATGTTTCATTAAATTTTTGTAATGACTATAACTTTGTACATACGCTTCTATTGGCCAGAACCATGATACTTTATGATCTATATTCTCGACACATTTAGCATAATTTTCCCAATGATGTGCATCATCATGATGATCAACTAATAAGACATCACACGAACCTTTGTATTCGTTAGCATCACATTGTACTACATCTATTCTATCAATGACATCTTTATTGTATTTGCAATGATAGTCAATGAGATCAGAACTAATTTCCAATACTGTCAATTTTTCTACTTTGGGATTATCTAATAATAATTTTTCTCTAATCAAAAAACCCATACCTGTAGCAATTACATGTCCATGCGCTATGTAGTTATGTGCTATTATATCTTCGTACACAAAGTTTTTGCTACTATCACACCGCATATACATTTGGTTATCCAAATAAATGGTGCCAATAGTACCTTCTACCGTAAGTTCGAAGTTGTTAGATTTGTGCGGTACCATATTTGGATACCACATTACACATCTTTCTCCCACTGACGATATGAATCTATTCTATCATAAATCGTCTCATCTTGTAAAACAGGTTCTGTACCTACATTCCAGAAAAGTATGTCCTGACTGGTATTTTTAGGTATGTATTTCCACACTTTACCGTCATATGTGTCGATAGAAGGGAACGGAGGTAAGTTGTCTTTCTTTTCTGACTGTGTAAATTGTAGAGGCTCCGATATGACCTCTCCTCTACCTAACTCGCCTGCTTTAAGGTTCCGAGCAACAGCAACGCAGCGGAAGGTAGCATTGGGCCATGCAATCTGAAGAGCTCTTGTAAGAACACCAGTAGAGATAGCGACGTATACGACTTCGGGCTCAGGAATCTTACTAGCCGCATAGACAATTCCTGCAGTGGCGAGCTCGTGTTTGAGTCCAAGTGGGATGAAGTACGTGCCAGTTCGTTCAGCATATTCTTTCGCCTTTTTATTGAGGTTGGGCATCGCTGCTATGCGATGAAATTCTACATCAGCGCCACGCTCGATACAACAAGCTTGATGCAGTGACACTCGTTTAGAAGAAGGCATGAACAACTTTACCTTCTTGCCATGATGTTTAGCTACGTCAAGTAGAGATACGCCGGCAAGACCAGTCCGAGGCTGACAATAAACCATGGTATCAGACGGGCAACGAGCAGCAAGAAGATCACCAGCTCGAGTTTTGGTTCCAAGTATAAGGTCGTCTCTGACAACTCGCACTCCGTCATGTACTTTGACAACTGGGTCATCATTGTACGGTGTCCATCCATCACACATCTCCAAGTAGTAATCTTTAGAGGCCTCGTATCCGAAGATGCCGACATCCTTATTTACTCCATCAATCACATGATTATTGTGCGCCACGATCGTACCTATTTGTTTTGAGTGACCAGTTTTGTGGATAAACCCAATCATATGGGATCATCTTCGTTTGTTTCTTCTCGCCGAGTTTCATTGACATGAACTTATAATGCATACATAGCTTATCTTCTAAATTAAGGTACTGATGAGTGTGTATAGGATTATTCGGGTGATTCTTTAAATAATCCATATGTTGTACTTGCATCTCAGCCCATTTATTCATAGGGACGTACTGGCCATCCTCATCGACATCATACTTAGACTTGCTCATAAGATGTGGACAATCAAAGATCTGTGACAAACCGTCGAAGTATCCTGTGCCACCATGTAGGAACGAGTCAGGATCAACTAGTTTAGGGTGTGTCATTGCAATATGACGAGCTGTATTCTTTGATGGATACATGGCATTACGAAAACCAAAATCTCTTACCATAATGATGTTCATCTTCTTAGCAAACTCCATCATAGTCAACGGACGTTTTGCATTCTCTAATAACTTGTCGATCTCAATAGCTGCATGCTTTGGTGTATCGATCAACCAGTTTTTTACCTTCGTATCCTTTGGATAGTATATCTGGAACAGATCAGAACGTGCATGGCGATAATTCGAGAAGCGTACCTTCATGCCATCATAGCCATGATCTTTCCACGCTCTGAACGTCTGCCAATGCTCGTTACTAAATGAGAACAGAACACAGCCTTCGATTAACTTGACACGATTGGTTTCTTTCTTCATCTCATCGACAAACGGACACTCGTGCCAATGTAAGCGATGAGAGAATTGTTGATAGTTATTTTTAAGTAGGAAATCTTGACGTACGTCATAGGCACGACAAAACTCGAAGAACTTATTCGTTCGAGCCTCTTGACACCAATCTTTCATCCAACTTTCAGTTGGTTTGCCGTTTTTAAGTTCTACATCGGCAATATTTTGGTATTGGATGTCGTGTTCGTGTTCGCCTAAGAAGTGAGTGAGCGACATAATTTTTTGTATTCAGCCACATTCATATTATTTGCCTTGAGGATAGTGTCGTCTGATGGATGATTCTTCATACCATTAAACGTATCGACAAGACCGAGTTCAAGCATATACTTCTGTCTACCATACGGATGGTCTTTGATGCCGCATGATGACCACAAGTTGTCGTAGTCGAGATGATCGTAGTCCGGACCTGGGCGTACATAGTTCTCAACGTAACGAATGAAGTCACAGCATACATCTTCAGCATTATACGGTACACTTTGTGTATCATTATATATCTTTGTCATCACAGCATCAAGGAATTGTTCCTTCTTCATCTTCTGTGTAGGCTTTGCAAGATATGAAATACATTCTACAGCATTTGTACCGTAATAGAACATGCTTTCTAAATTAACATACTGTGGATACCAATCTGCAATGTCAGCCACAACGGCCGCATATTGGAACTGGTACTTACGCAATCCATTCTTGACATTCCATTCAAGCATGAATTCGCCAATCTCTCGTAGATCTCGCTTACCACCAGATTCTAGCCACTCTGCCATTTCCCTTGCCAAACGAGGTGCATACTCACCGAGGAAATAATCACCACCTTTCTTGTAACCATCTTGTGGTTTAGGAAATGCTGGAAACTGATAACCTACACTCGTATAGAATGGTGCAGGATAATGACGCATCAGTCCGACCATCTCTTCGATGTTTTTCGACTGATGTAGATTAAAGAGAATAGTGTTGTGATAGCCCGAAGGTTTGGTTGCGTAGTTAATCGCAGAGCCTGTTACACGATGCAGGATGAAGATATAGAGCCATTCAGGTAAACCGAAGTCAGCATGTTTGCCTGTCCAATCTTTTGCGACCTGCTCACGCTGGCGCGTCACCATACCAAGTTTCATTTTCTTCCAATATGGATGCTTATCAGTCCAACCATAGAACACATCGTTGACTATCTGAGAGAAGCCTGCATATTTACGTTCAACTACATCATATAGCTCAACGTGTTCCATCAGATCATCACCCATGTTACTCTCAGCATGTTTGATCATGCCGAAAGGCGCATCATCTGCTACGTTACATTTCCACTGCTGCTCAATCGCTAGCTGATAATAACGTAGAAACTCATCATAGTATTCGGTTGGTTCAATCATTCATATAGTCCTGTACTACAAGCCATACTACTATAACAATCACAGCAAGTACACCAAAAAATATTTCGAGCATTACTAATCTACCAAATGAAAGTGTTTTTCGTAGATGTGCAAATTCTGTACTTGCCAATAGATGTTGCCTGGTTCTACGTGATCAAAGTTTTTATCATTGAGATCATCAACCATTCTATCTAAGATGTACTTTTGCCATGCGTAGTCATTTCTGTAACCGAAGATGACGTCATTGGAACGCATCTGTACACAGCAGTGGAGCTGATTCCCTCTGACATAGTAGGTGACGGCGTTCGTACATATGAAATCACTTTTACCATTTTCATTGTACTCGGCCCAGATACTTGGTCTGTTGTAGACGATGCATGCTCGGCGGGAATCTCCATTAGCCATGAGTTCGGCCAAGGCTCGGTCGTATTGGTTGTAGAATTTGTCGGAAAAGATAAGGTATCCATAATTTGAATTAATTTCTCCATGTGCATTGGCTGCATGTTGCCACGCCTTCGGTGGTTCTTTCGGACCATTCTCGTCGTAGATGCCAGCATATATGTCTTCGATGTTGGTTGACTGTGAATAGTACCAATTAAGTTCGTCTTCGATGTACTGTTGGTTTGGTTCACCGAAAATTGCAGGCTTGTCGGCTAGAAACGAGGCGCCGATCAACTCAATGGTTTTACCACCAAGTCGATCAGTCGTAAATCGTTCTGCTTTGAGTTCGTCGAGAAAGTGCTCGCGAATATCATTCACTGTCTGATGCATTATTCACCCTGTTGAGGAAGTCACGATTAGGTTCTTGACCATCCATCTTACCACGCATATACGCAACGATGAAAGATGCATAGTTGATCAAGTCTTTAGCTGAGTCTTCGATTGATTCGAAGTTAGGCTCATAGTTAGGATCGTGTTCGCTAGCTTCGATCACTGATTGCATGCGCAAGACTTTAGCGTAGATAAGGTCGGTGATAGTAGCGACACCACGTGGATAATAATCTGCTTGACGAATGCGTGAGTGGTCATTCTGATAGTCGTTAGACTTTTTGACTTGTACTTCTGCGCATTCTTGCAGGACTTTAAGAGATTCTTTCATTGAACTGCTCCATACTCTTTTATAATATTGTACTTTTCTTCAACATCGTCATATTCAAGATATGCATCTAAAGTATACTGCTTATCTTGCCGATAGAACATAACAACGTGCGGATATTTTGTCTTCATACCATCTATCTTAAGAATGGTATCATATTTTTGTTGCACAGATGCAAACGATTTGACTTAGAGATCATAACCATTCAGATGCACAAGATCATGCCAATCTCTCGGATCAAAAACAAAGTCGAATTCTTGACGTAGATAATACTCTGCGACAAGACCATCGAATGTATTTTTAGTGATATGTTCAAGTGTACGAGGCTTCTTACCTTGTTTCTTGGCATTTTGAGCTTCGTGTTTGATCAACTGTTTTGCTTTGAACGGTGCTAAAAGCGATAACTCATAATGACTCTTATCATTCAAATCGTCTTCACTAAATGACAGATCTGAAGGTATACCAAAATCTGTTTCTAAGTTACTCATAATTTTTCTCGCATTTCTTCCATTCGCTTATAAGATTTGAACCATGATTCAGGAGAACGAGGTTTCGATATTGACATCTTCAACTTTTTCTTTTTGAACGATGCTTTCAAT